AGGATCCTGCTGCACCACCCGCTACATTGGTGGCCGTTGTGGCCGTTGTGGCCGTTGTGGCCGTTGTGGCAGATCCAACTGACAGAGTGCTTTGTGCCACGTACTGAGGAGCTGTACCGCTTGATGTTAAAACTTGACCAGCGGTGCCAATAGCAAGTTTAGATAGCAACGTCCCCGCAGCGTAATAAAGCAAATCGCCTGCGGTGTACGTGGATAGACCGGTGCCGCCGTTAGACGTAATTAACGTGCCTGCCACTGTTATGGCTCCAGTGGTGGCCGTGTTCGGTGTTAAGCCAGTAGTGCCAAACGAGAGCGTCGAGACATTTGTAGTCGTTGCGGTATTTGCTAACAACCTAACTACCCCAGTGTTATCCTTGTAATACAGTTTGCCATCGGTAATATTTAAACCTAGTTCACCATTGACTAAATTACCAGACGTTGGTACGGCGGCTGCTGTTGTACTGTAATAGAGACTAATTGGCGTAAAGTTGGCGGCGGCCATATCTAGTGGCTCCTTTTATTTTGTGTAGTACGAAATGTTAGGTGCAAAGTAGATCGGTGACTTATCTCTATCTTCTTCTTCTGCCGTCACCGTTAACTCTTTTGCTTCGGCAGATAGCCGCATAATTCTGTTTTCATCAATACCAGGGAGCAATTTTGCTACCGCAGCAGATAGTTGTTTTTGCATCGCAGGCAACCAGCGATCTGGTACCGCAATCTCGTTTGTCAGTCTGCCGACATCCTGAGGCTGCATCTCAATAATAAACTGAAACGCTTGAAAATAATCTTGCGGCACGGGCCACATATTTACAATCGGCGTCACTTGGCGATCAAACCAAAACTGTAACGAGCGATTGCTTAAAAAATCTTTGTTCGGTAAATTAAAATAGCTGTCACGATTTAGACGGGCTATCGGAATGTCTTGTTGTACAGAGGCCAATGAAAGTGCCCTGACAGTTATTCCAGCTGCTGATGCGTTTCTGAACCGCCAATACTTAGCCTGAGGGGAGCCATCAATTTGTTTATATCCCCAACTGTTTGTATCACTATTAGTTACCGTGCCTAATAAATTCCAAGTAATATCATCAAAACTATATTCGACTTGAAGTGTGATATCTCGTTGCTCTGAATTAAAACCGGCACTCAAAAAACGATAACCGTCTTCGTAATACGCACGAGCTGATGCACCCGCTGCAATCGTGTAATTTATGTCAACTGACGTGGTATTAAAAGCACCAAAGATATTATCCGTCGTGGTGCTTGGGCGTGTCAGCAATCGGTAGTTGGCTATGCGAACGTCCACCGTGCCACGAGGCATGATGTACTCACGCAGTTGTGCCGCCGAACCAATCATTAAATATTCCAACAACCACAGGTTAACACCTCGATTTGAAAGATTAATCAGGATGTACCACAACGCCAGACGTATGTCTTGCACATACTCTGGCGTCATTTCCTCTGCCAACTTACCAGCCTCTTTATAGGCGAATCGAATCATCTGATCCACCGTTACGGTGGTCTGGGCAGTTGTATTAGAGGTGTTACCGTAGTCGCTTGCCATTATTTTTTTCGTGCCGTTTTAGCGGACTGCTTAAACGCGTCATTAGTCGGGGCACCTTTTGAGCCTGGTGTCCTCATTTTTTCAGGAGTTTTTCCTGCTGCCTTTTGACGAGCGATGCGTTCTCGTTTGGCGTGGATGTTGGCGTAAAGCCCAGGTTTAGTAGCCATTAGCAGTTCCAGTTCTTTAATGAGGCCTTTGCACGTTCTGCAGGGCCTTTGGATTTTTGAACAACGCCTTCCATACGGGCACAAAAACTAGCCTTCCTGCCCTTGTCCTCTTTTGTTTTTGGATTTGGTGCAGGAGGCTTTAAATTACTACCGTTTTTGGCGTTGTACTCGGCACGACCCTTTGCAGTCATGCCGGCACCAGATTCAGTAGAATTGTACGTTTTATCTTTACCTGTTGTCTTGCGAGGTATAGGCTTGTCGTGCTTTTTCATTTAGCACATGCCGCCGCGATTGAACTTGTTTGCGCCCATCTTCTTAGGCATCTTAGCGTCAGGCTTCTTGGTGATCTCTTTGACGTCGATCATGCCGCCAGCTTTGTGTTCGCGCACGGATGGCTTCTTGCTCTTCGCACGACCGCCTTTTTTCAACTTGGCGAGATCCGTAGTAGGCTCGTCATGCTTTTGTTCGTCGTGCATCTTGAACGCCTTCTTGACTACCTTTTTGTCTTGAGCCATGTCTGAAGACTCATTGTCGTAGTCTTTTTTGGAGTGATCGATGCGGGGTGTATATTTTGCCATGTTAAGTTCCTCTCTACTGTAAATTACCCATCAAAATGAAGGCTTTCGCCCTGAAAAAGGGCAGACTCAACCCGACGTCTGGCCCTCAAAACTTTCTCTACTGGGGTGCCTGAACACACCCACGAGTGCATCGCCTTGGCGGCACCATTGAACAGCCCATCAACACCAGCGTCAGGAGGGTGTTACTGATTAGGCTTATCAGCCTTGTCATCGAGCTTATCAAAAATGCGAACTAGCATGTCTTTAATTTCTTTAATGGCTTCCTTGAAGTCATCCCTTCGCGCAAAATCCTGATGCATTTCAAGAGACAGGCTACGAATCTCTGATTTAAGATCGCGCAAGGAATCCCAAACTGTTTTTAAGAACCATCCACCAGCCGCACTACATATGGTGACGACGGCGTTAAAAATACTCTGACCATCCATTACGTTTACTCCTCTACCATTGATTTTAAATTTTGAATCAGCCTGCTATCGGTTGGGTTAAATTCAAGTGCCTTCTTGCAAAGCTCGACGGCTTGATCTTTAAAGCCTAAATTCCATGCAGCGATAGATGCAAGATCAAACGGCTTTTCTGCCCAGTTAATTGGCTCTTCCATGTATATGTAGGACCGCTGAGAAATGTTAAGTGCTGAGATAGCAGCAAAATAACTCTCTGTCCACAGATGTTGATTATACGCCGCTTGAGATAGCTCAACCCAACTATCGCGCACTGTGGGATCCTCAGCAACAGACAAACGGGCCCACCTAATGGCTTCGTCTTTATTGTTTATCTCTGTGTGCGCCTTGGATAACAACCTCATGGCGTATGATCTTTCAGCGTTCCATGTCGCGCTAGGTAACTCTAAATACCGTTTTAGTTCGTTAATTGCTTCAACCCAACGACTATAGTATGTCAACTCGCGCGCGTAGTAAAAAGCATTACGAGAACAGTTTGGGTCTTCTTTAATCGACGTGGATAAAAGATCCATGTACTGACCGCGCGACTTAGTTTTGTCTGGGTAATGTGTGACTAGTTGTTTGTCAGTCCACTCATAGCTTTCTGTAAAGCCAGTGGTCGGTACAAGAATTTCGTGGCAGGGATGCTTCCAACGATAACCAGAACGTGAATGAATTTTATCAGAATGAAATACGACACCGCTGCCCCAGTCAAATTTATACTTCAATCGTGTTGTGTCGTCCTTCCAAAGTCTTTCGACTTCTTCTCGCCAACCTGGCTCCATCACTTCATCTAAGTCTAAGCAAATACACACGTCATAATCGGCAGGCACTAACGTCAATGAGGCCTCACGCGCCACATCAAAACGCCATGGTTTGACGCTGATGTTATACACCACAGCACCACACTCTTTGGCTAGTTCTACTGTTTTGTCAGTCGAGCCTGTGTCCGCTATAAGAATGAGATCCGCATCTTTTGCGGAATCACAAAACCTTTTTACAAAGGCCTCTTCATTTTTAGATATCGCGTAAACTGCTATCTTCATTTAACTAGTTTCCTTTTTTACCAAGGCAAAGGCAAACTGACGATAGGCGGATCAATAATTTCTTGGATTTTTTGATCAATGGCAGACTCAATTGCTTCTTGATTTATGCAACCAGAACCCCACACCCACCCTAAAACCTGCTCCTCGGTTAATTCGTTATATGGGATAAAACTATCCTCATTATACTCTAATCCGTAACAGCCTGTGATTGAAAATGTGTGCTCACCGTCAACACCGGTACAGGCTACGTGTACGTCCTTAACCACGTTTGCATTTCCATTTTGGTTAGAAATACAATTTATTTTTGTGACTGACCAAGTGAAAGTTATCATAGTTTAGAAGAACATAAAAAAGTTGCCTTTGTTAGTAACCACTGGAGGAACATACGTAAAGGTAAAAACAATCAAACCTTTATCCGCTGATCCTGAACCAATTACAGTAGTGCTAGGAGGTGTAACAAAACCTTGAGCATTATTTGATCTTACAGACTGTCCGCCGTTACCGCCATTTACTCCGTAAACATCCCCTGTAGATGAAGTCCAAATACTTTCAATGCTGCCATATCCCGCTAATAAACCTGCAGTTGCACCTGAGTTTAAAGAACCACCACCTCCACCACCTCCATTGGAACCATTGGTTGCATTAACGGTGCTAGTCGCGCCAGTTCCCCCACCTGATCCTAGTCGATTATTTCCACCAGCTCCCCCAGTTCTAGAGGCATATGTTCCTGAATTGCTGCCTGCGGTCGAACTACCTCCATTGGCTCCCCCGCCGCCGCCACCAAGTCCATTTGTTCCTGAAGTGATTCCAGTACCACCATTCTTGCCTGTGCCACTTGGGCCAGCTGAACCACCATTTCCAGCGCGAATATTGGCTGCTCCAGCGTTACCGCCTGAAAATTTAGTAGAGCCGTATGAGGCAGCTGATGTGCCTCCAGTGTTGCTCACTGCACCCTTTGCTAGTACAACACTGCTTGAGTCAGAGGAAGGTTTTGCATTAGACGTATTTACCCAAGTATCTACATTTGCGGTTTGATGCCCCGACCCAGCAAAAAGATATAAAGGACCACCTGCAGTAGCGCTGATAGTTCTAAACGCATACGCACCGCCACCAAAACTACTTAATGCTGTTGCTGATCCACCAACCGCTGCAACGTCTACACTGCTAACGCCTAAAGGCACGTACCAATAACCTAAATACTGATATGGGTTTTGTGCAGTATTTGATTCAAGTTGACCAATTACTACATCAGTAAAACTAGCCGTTGCGCTTACAGGTTCATAAGTAAGTACAACTATCCCTCTAGCCGTATTTGGATTAGCAAAAACACCACCACTACTAGTTATATCAGATGCTCTACACGCACCGCCGCCGTAAGCAGTACCACCCAATCCGTCAGCATCAGGCCCACCACCGCCACCACATACACCCCATTGCACACCAGCGAAATCAGTCCATATCAAATCTACACCACCACTGCCCGGCGAAGTAGAAACCCCTGTCTGACGACCTGCGCCACCGCCACCATTTGAACCATTACCAGTTGTGCCCCCGCCAGAACCTCCGCGACCATTGCCGCCTGTAGTTCCACTGCCCGTACTACCACCATTTGCGCCACCACCACCACGATTAGGAACACCCCCCGCATTAGCGCCATTACCATTTGGCCCCGCAGCTCCACCACCACCACCATAAACTCTATTATCTTCTGAGTCGTATGTGCCTCCATTACCACCTGAGTATTTAACATTACCAATACCAGCTGATGCCTGTCCTCCGGGGGCAAGGTCTGTTGTGCTATCGGGGGTTCCTGCCTTAGCTAAACAACCATCAGCAGTAGAAGTTGGTGCCGCGTTTGATGTTTTGTTAAACCATGAATCAGTACCGGTGCCGCCTGCCTGAAAATAAACAGTTTGTAGAGGGCTAATTCCTGTAATTGCATTTGTTTTAGAATACGCTCCACCACCTGCGTTGGCTAATCCTCCAGCGCCAACACATTCGACTTGCAAAGTGCCACCCGATGGAAAGTCAGCGGGTATTAAAAATTTACCAGAACCTGAAGTTAGAACGATTACAGTAGGCATAATTTTACGCTTGTGTAGTTACAGCAATAACATCCCAACGGGTGTTGTTTGCGTTGTATATGCAACCAACATACGTGGTTTTACTTACTGTTGTTGTAGTCGGTAGCGTCACACCGATAGCTGTATATGTTGCATTCCACGTTATCGCTCTAGCTGTACCATTATCTAATATTCTAAATATTAATTTATTGCCGTCTACAGGTGTTCCAATAGGAGCAGAAACAGTTAATGCTGCTGCTTGAGCGGTTAAATTATATTGATCACCCGCTGAAATATCTGGTGCTAATGTCGCAGTCGATGCCGCAGTAACGACGCGAGGATTAATACGTTTGTTCGTTAGTGTCTCAGTGCCAGTGGGAGTAACGTAATCAGTGCCGGCTGTTGCGGCACTTGCTACGCCAGTTGTTGCTTTAACAAGACCGGTTAGCGTTGCACGTTTAATTAGTTTGCCCGTAGTGCCGTTAAACAATGCTATTTCAGAGTCAACCGAAGAAGCTGGACCAACTACGTCACCACTGCCAGTGGGGCCTGTAGGGCCTGTAGGGCCTGTAGGGCCTGTAGGGCCAGTTGCCCCTGCCGTACCGGCTGCACCTGTAGGGCCTGTAGGGCCAGTTGCGCCTGCTGTACCCGCTGCACCTGTTGGGCCTGTAGGGCCAGTTGCCCCTGTAGGGCCTGTAGGGCCAGTTGCGCCTGCCGTGCCGGCTGCACCTGTAGGGCCTGTAGGGCCAGTTG